ATGTAAAATGTAAAAAATAAATACATCATACGTTTGGGCGAAAAACTTGGATTATAACCTACACTAGTCACCCTAATAAGTAGAAGGAGAATTAATATGAAAATACAATTACCACAAACGATAATTGAATTAAATCTAGAGCTTCCAATAGAAGAGCGAGTTCAATACATACAATCAATATTAGAAAATGAGAAAATCGTTTATGGAGGCGAAGAGATCTCTTTAGAAATATATTTAAATATTACCTCACAAGCTCATCATACGATCGTTTTATTGGATATGCTTGGGTATTATATGACCAAAGGATATTTTACTAGAGAAGAGCTTTTATTAGAAGAAGAAAATTTAAAATATATTAAGGAAGCTAAAAAGCGAAATAAAAGGCGGAGAGAATTAGCAAAATTACTTAAAAATCAAAGTACACCGCATCAATTACAAGATAATTACGTACTCTCCCATTATAAACAGAAAGAAATAAAAAAAGGATCTAACAGACATAATACATTTTCAAATACCTCATATTTTGAAGCTCTTGCACTTGGCATTGAGGATTTAGATGAAGAGTCCGTTCAATAAGCGAATTAATTTAAAATACATATTAAAAATGAAATTTTCTAGTAGGTCTGTATTTCTTCCTTATACAGACCTATCATGAAGGTTTCATCTTCATCATTAAGTTGCTTAGACTTTTAATACACACAGTTTAAATAAGCTAGTATGAATCCTTATAAATAAATGAAAGAAGGTGATGTCTATTGTATGTATAAATGAATGTGAAGTATTTTTAATGATGAAACCTTCAAAATTACACTCTTCTTTAGGAGGCGATAAAGGAGAATGAACATTGTAAAAAACATAACTGAATTTTATCACTCATTAATAAATAATGAAAAGCTTCTACGTTTGCTGTACTACATACCAAAAGATCAATTCGATGATCCACTAGACGAATCAAAATTGGATGTCTCTCAATTACCTGAGAAAGAACATATACTTAAAAATTTAATCGTTATTGGTGATAAACCTAGTGATTTATCGCTAGAAACAAACTTTTGTAGAATTTGTTTATATACAGGACCTCGGTTGCCCCAAAAAAATTATCTTAAAAACATCAATCAATTTACGGATAATCCCTACTCAAGCACTCAGCAATATATTTTTGATATTTATACACCTGATTCTGTCAATAATATTGATTTTCGTATTGATTGGCTTGGTGAAGTGCTAAATGAGGTGTTGTTTCAAGAGGATATTGAAGAATTTGGGGATTTAAGATTCCATAGTGGACTCCCCATCACCAATTTACCAAAAGGTTTTGTTGGTTATCGCTGGAGTTACATTATGCCCTCAGGACAACAACCTACAGGTTATAGATCATGAACATCACCACCAAAAAGGCTTTTGGAAAACCTCTTAATTATAAAGGTTTGAATATTTATCCTGTAAAGATGAAGGATGTAGATGAATTTTATGATGCTGTGCAGTGTTTACTTTTACCTAAGAACGATTTTCAACAACCAGAAATAATTAGAATGTCCTACTTACTCTTTTTAATTTCCGTTTCACAAAACGATGGTGGGCATGAAATAGTAGAGAAATTAATTTCATTATACCGTTTAGTTTTTAAAACCGAGGATATTCAAATTTCGATGAATGAAAAAGGCATTGTTTTTATGAAGATCGATGGTATTACTTTGTATGAGCGAGATTTCGATAAAGTCAAGACCATTATTAGTGAACAAAATCTTATTGACTTAGATGATGATTTTATTGATCCTGGTACAAAAAAAGCCATACAAGAAGCACGTGCATTTATGGCGAAAAGAAAAACTAGACAAGCAGATTTAGAGCAACAAATAATTGCCTATCATTGTAAATCTGGTTTACCCTACCATGAAATTGAACATTTAACTTTATACCAATTCCATAAAGGATTATCACGCATGGACTATATGGTAAGTAGCGATGCCATTCTTAACGCACGCTACTCTGGGATGATTGAATTTAAAAATGACCAAGATCTCCCCCATTGGTTAGGCTTTATTGACGAACCAAAGAAAAACGAAGATGTCATTATTACAAAATCAGCATTTGATCAACAAATGAAAAAACTAGGTCTTGAACCTAGTTAAATAAAAATTATAACTAAAAGGATGGTAATTTATATGTCACAACAAAATCAATTTTTAACTTCAGTAGCAAATGTTCGTTTATTTGACCGTTTAACGGATGAATTAATTTTAAATGGTAAAACATTACTTAACTCATCTATGACTCAAGCTATTCAAACACAGGCAATTCATGCTGGTAAAGGCTCTAAAAAGGTGTACGAGCTAAACTACCAAAAGGAATTAACATTCTCTATTGAAGATGCTGCTTTTGATACTGCATATATTGCTTTACAAAATGGTACAGAAATCAATCATCAATTAGCTGAATACTATACAGATGAAATTATTTTACTTGATGCTACTGGTAAAGGTACATTAGCTGAAACTCCTCTAGGTAAGGTACATGTGGAGCAGCTAAACGGTACGTTCACACAATATACGCCAACTGGTAAGGAAATTAGTGTCCCTGCATTAGCTGGTAAAGAGATCCAGGTTATCTACGCCGTTCAGGAAATGATGGATACAATTGAAATTTCAGCTGACTCATTCCCTAAAGCGGTTCGTATGGAATTAAACGTAGATATTCGATCTAATAATGGAAAAACTGGGGAAGTAATTATTGAAGTACCCAACTTCAAACCGAATGGTGCTGTAGAAATTTCTATGACACATGAAGGTGTAGCTTCTTCTTCCCTAGCCGGTAGTTCACTTGCCGATAAAAAAGGTAATTATGCTTATATTAAATTGCGTAATTTATCTGAGGAAAAAGTACAATTTACTGCACTTGCTGCCAATCCATCTCATGTAGTTCTTGATTCTACAGTCGCTGGAGACTCACAACTAATTTCAGTGTTAGGTATTCGTGGGGCAGGCTATAGCAATGTGTTGCTACAAAACAAAGATTTAACTTGGACATCTAAGTCTCCATCCGTTGCAACTGTCAATGCAGATGGAGTCGTTACTTTAGGATCTTCTCCAAAAGTCAATGATCAAACAATTATTGAAGTAACAGATGGTACTTACAGCGAAAAAATTATTGTAGATATCGTATAAATTAATTTAAAAAGGGTAGGATTTTTTCTACCCTTTTCACTTTTAAATCAGTAAAGGAGTGTACTATGACAAAACGTGAGACGAAATTAACTTTGACAGATATACATAAGAATGCTGAAGAATTAAATAAAAAGCAAAAATTTTTCATTGATAAAGACCAAGGGAAATTTATTTATTACTACCCTAAATTTAGTAAGCGTAAAATAACTATTTTAATCAATGATTTATCCAATACGATGTCCTATGTAGAGCAGCAAAAGCTAGATTTTTTCAACAATGATGATGAATTAAATAATTATATTTTATTTTTAATTATTAAACATTTCACCGACTTACAGGCTGAATTAAAAGATAAATCAGTTGAACTTCATTTTTCTACTATGAATGAACTAGTTGATATTGGTTGGTATGAGATGTTCCTACTGAAAATGTTCACAATCCAAGAAATTTCTAATGTTTTAGATGAAATTAATAAACGACTGAATTTAAGTATTAAATACTTAACGTTAGAAGAAGAATTCAATCATAAATGACAACCTGTTAATTTCAATATATCATGCTAAAAGAAAATTAGAATTTTGAACTACTCCCCTACCTTATTGGGAGGGTATTTGAATATTTTAGGAAATTTATTGTCATATAAAAAATAAATAAACAAATTAAAATCTGCTACCCTCTTAAATAACTTAGTAGCTGATTTTTCATTTGATTTAATGAGGAGGGAAAATTGATTGAGTACTGGTGGTGAACAAAAAAAACCAACAGAGCTTCTAGTCGCTCTAGGAATCAACGACAAAATCTCGAAACAAAATATATCTACATACTTAAAAAAATTAAAAAACATCCCCAATCTAACTATTAATTTAGACGTTAAAGGACCAAATGCTCAAATATTTAATGAATATGGAAAACAAATAAAAGCTTTAGAACAACAATTAGAAGCTTTTAATGTGAAACTGCAAAATGTGGGAACTGAATCATCCGCTCCCCTTTCCATTTTCAAAGATTTCAAGCAGCAAATTACTGATTCTTTAAAATCTATAGATACTCTTAATGAAACGTTTGATGATTTAAACATAAATGTTAAAGACGCTTATAAACAGTTGGCCAGAATTCCTACTGGCGATCTCCAATCTCTAAATAATTTAGTGTCTCAATTGAAAGTTGAAATGGAAACAATCACTACAAATCACTTTAAACTCTATGGAATCCAAGAAACGCAGCAAAATTTGCAAGCTTTAGAATCTAATTTATATAATATCTACGAACTCCAAAAAGCCTATGCAAATACTACCAACTTCGAACAATTAGCTTCTCAAATTACCGATTTAAATACCCAACTAACCAACATCCAACTTGGTGAAGGCTTAAATATAGCTGGCATTTCCGATATTTCAAACCAAATTGACAAGATGAACCAAAGTATAGTGACATTTGGGAAAAATACGGCTGAAGCAGCTCAAAGTTCTACATCATTCGCCTCTTCCATTATGAATGGTATTGGCCTCGCCTCTACATTTAAAACACTTGGCCAAGATATTTTAGGCACTGGTACAGCCATTGGTGGTAGAGCATTACTCGGATTCAATTTAGTTGGAATCGGTTTAAGTGTTGGTGGTTTTGTTATCGATAAAATAATTGAAGACAGAGAGAAAACCAAACAAAAGATAGAAGAACTAAAAACTGAAGAACAAGAAATATTGAAATCTTATACTTCGAATGCCAGTGAAATTGACAGTCAGCTAGAAAAATATTCACAACTAGAAAATGCTATGGCGCTAGGAAATACAGACCCTTCTGTTATGACGGAATATCAAGAAATTTCTAATAGACTTGGTGAGATACTACCTAACATCGTCGCTCAAGAAGACGAATTCGGGAATAAGATTATTGGTTCAGCTGATGCTTTGAGAGTGAAAATTGGACTCCTTAAAGAACAGCAAACTATTGAAACAGAAATTGCTAATATAGCAGCCCAAGACAAGCGAAATGATGATATTGATACTCGGAAAAAGTCAATTTCTGACCTTGAGGACTCACACAATTCAAACATAGATTCAGCTGCAAGAATTCTTAGCCATCAAGCAAACAGCTCCTTCATTGTAGGGGAGGTTAAATTTTATGATGATAATTTTAAACCTCTCCTTAAATCTGCTGAAGATTTTGAAAAGAAAATTAAAGAAATAGATAATTTACAATCAAAAGCTGAAAAAGATGGTAACACAACTCTAGTAAATTATTATAAAGAATTAAGTACTATCGCAAAAGGTCAAATAGATATTATTATCAAATCTGATGCAGAATTAAAACGAGAAATATTAGCGCAAAAGAATGACTATATTACTAATATGGCTGATGTTATCAACGAGAATAATAGATTAACGGATAGTGTTAAAAACAATGCAGAAGGTTTTGCTGCCCAGCTAATTGCTTCCGCCGATGTAAACGACCTAGACAATTTACAGGATTCTTTAACATCATTATTTTCAAATGAAAACGCCAGTTCCGTTATCAATGAAATAGTAGGTTCGTTCCAGAATATGGAGAATGCTACTTCTGAAACTTTTGAATCCATGGCAAATAAAACTAAAGATAATATGAACAGTATTTCTACTGATTTGTCCAAGCTTGGTTTAAGTGAAAAAGAAGTAAGTAGTATTATGGGTTCTTTAAAGCAACATTACGAAGATACTACTCAAAAACAAAAAGATTTATCTGTTGAAATGAAGGTTAACAATTTAACATTTGCTGAAGCAAAAGCAAAAGTAGAAGGCTACAAAAATGAAGTTGAGAATCTTACGACTACTCACGAAAAGCTAGCAGGAGTTTCACAGAAAAGAGTAAATGATACTTCTGATCTTTTATTTAATTATGAAATGTTAACAAATCGATTAAATGGATTTACTGAAGAAGAGATTCGAAATCTAAATCAAAAAAGCAAATTAACTGCTGAAGAACAATATCTTGTAGATACTTTGAATTCTCGAGATTTAGTTTTAAATAGTTTAAATACTCTTTATCCAATACTACTTGACCAAGACGGTAAAGCAATCAAGTTAAGTGAGGAAAAGATTAATGCCATTCAAGCTGAAAACCACGCAAATGAAACATTATTAAAAGCTTATAAGTTAGCACGAGAAGGTAAATTAACTACTGAGCAACAAATGACAGTGGATGCTGCTAAAGCCACAAAAGATAGAATTGAAATTAAGAAAAGTGAAATCCAAGCTCTCTTAACATCGAATTTGTATTTACAACAATTTATCGACAATCAAAATAAAGGCGCCAAAATGACTGATGCTGAAGGCCTTGCAGCAATGCGAGCTTCAATGGTCAAAGCTGCTAATGATATTAAAGTTGAAGATTTAACAAATGAGTTGAATAGCTATCAAAAACAATTAGATAGTAATATATCTTCAATTGATAAATTTATTGATGCTAAAGACTATTCCCAAAAAGCAAACAATAATGCTAATAAATCAACAACGCAATCAATATACATAACCGATAAATACAAACAAAAACTAGAAGAGTTAAATCTCGGAATTGAAAAACAACAAAAATTGCTGTCTAAGCTTCCTGAACATTCTAGTGAGTATCGAAGAGCTTTAGAAACTCAAATTCAGTTTGAAAAAGAAAAACTTAGTGTGATGCAACAGCAAGAGGCTTCTTTAAAAAATCAGATTGCCTCAGGAAAAATTCAGCAAACAGGTAATATTACAAGCAAGTCCACCTCTTCTTCTCCATCTACTAATCTAAACGGTTGGACTGGCAAAATTACTAGCGCATACGGAGGGCGTAAAGACCCGATTTCCGGCAAATCGGATAATCATTTAGGCATGGATATTTCAGGGTCTAAAGGAACTCGCTTAGATGCGAATGTTGCAGGCAAAATAATAGCTAGTGGTGATGCTATTAAAAATGGCTATGACGGCTCTTATGGAAATATCGTTGTTGTACAAGATGCAAACAATTTCAAACATCTTTATGCCCATCTAGATAAAGCTATAGCTAAAATTGGTGATTACGTTGATGCGGGGACGCAAATAGGTAATATTGGTGCTTCTGGTAGAGTGACAGGTCCACATTTACATTACGAAGTGAAGAATGCTAACGGACAACGCGTAGATCCAACAAGTTACTATACTGATGCAAAAAATGGAGCCACATCATCTACATCATCTGCAGTTGACACGACACAACAAGCTATTGATCAAACTAGATCTGAATTAGTAAGTTTACAGCAACAAATTTTAAACCAAAAAGATTTAGTAGAAGATCTTGAGCGCGGCATTATAGATAGCTATCTTTCCTCTTTTGAAAACAAAAAGACAACGATTGATAACTTATTGGAAACTAGTGATAACAGATTAAGGAAGCTCACTGTTACATCAGAATCCTATCGTAAAGAATTAGACAAACAAACAGCTGCTTTAAATGATAAAAAGAAAATTAACCAAAATGAAATTGCTTATCTTGAAGGCGTTATTAAGAGTGGTACTGCCTCAAAAAAGGTCATTGATGAGTATACGCAACGTCTACATGAACTGAACAATGTCAATAGTGAGATAGATTTTACCATTTGGGACGTAGGTACTAAAAAAGTTGAATCCTACATGTCAAAGTATGAAGAACAACGTCAAATACAGGATAATGTTATTGCCTATGAAAAAGCGAAAATTGAAGAATTAGATACATCTTCTGCAAGATATGTAAAAACTCTTGTGAATATCAGTAATGCGATGAAGGAAAAACAAAATGCCAATCTTTATGAACTAACTCAATTAAAAAGTTTGGTAAATGGAAACAAACTTTTTGGCGATGCTTTACAATCTGCAAAAAAACGAATTGAAGAGCTAACGATTGGTATTAAAGAGTTACAAGTAGATATTCAAGATAGTGATTTTGATATTTTAATCAATATCAAAACCCAATCAGATGAGAAAATAAATGCTATAGAATCCGAAATAAATCGAGCTGAATTGATTCGTAAAATGTTTGATGAGGGTTCTGCTGATTATGTTAAATACACTAAAATTATACTAGAACAATTTGAAAAAAAAGCTCAACAGCATTTAGTAACAAGAGATGCCTTGATGGAAGAATTAAAGCAACGTGATATTACTGCTGAACGTATCAAAGAAGTGAAAAAGCTATTAGAAGATGAACATTTGGCTTACCTGAATGCTACCCTCTCCATTAAGGATTACACAAAACAAATAGAAGAAGCTAATAAATCTCAACTTAAAAACATTGCTGATAATGTCATTAATGCCTATAAGGAATATATCCAAGAACGCAGAGATGAACATATTAAGATGCTTGACGATGAAATTAAGCGTGAAAATGAAAGACATGAGAAAATCATGAAAAATCTTCAAGATGAAATGGATTTATTCCGTAAAAATGTTGAAGATAAACTACGTTTAATTGACCGTCAAGAATCTGAGCGTGATTATAACATGCAGATTGATGACATGGAAAAAGAGCGTGATAACTTACAAGCAAAATATAATCTTCTTCTGCTTGATAACTCAAATGAAGCTAAACAAAAACGGAAGCAATTACAAGAACAGCTGGATAAAATTGATAAAGACATTGCAGAAAAACGACACGACCGTGACATTGAACTCCAACAGCAGGGCTTAAATGACTTACTAGAGACTAAAGAAGAGGAAATAAACGGAAAAATAGAGCTTCAAGAGGCGGAGCATGAAAATTTAATCAACAAGATTAATCGGGAAACCGAATATTGGGAAAAACATTATAATGACTTGCTAAATGATGAGCGGAAATTTGCTCAAATAAGAGAAGCTATTTTATCAAAACATTTTGAAAATGTAGATGCTGATTTTAAAATGTATATTGAAAACATGATTAATACAATGCCTCTTTTAGAAGATACCTTGGATGGTACTATGCAATCTGTTGGAACATCAATTAGACAAAATGTAATTGATAATTTAAGAAATGCATTAGAACTTATTAATGAATTTAATAATAGTCAAATTTCAACAGATAACGGTTCACTCAATTTCAATCCTAATACAGAAAATGGGATAGAAACATCAAAAGGTAGTCTATCTAATGGTGACTTACAAGTTCTATTAGGTAAATTTTTATATGATAAAGTTCTACCTAATGCTTCTGGGAAAGATAAAGATAGCGTTCGTAAAATGGCAGAAAAACTAGCAAAAGAGGGTCGAGATAATGATAGTACTCGTTTTTCGAAAGATGGTGCCAGTTTTGATGAATCTATGAAGATACTTACTCAAGCTGATAAAGACTCGTTGTACGACTATTTTAATAGTAATAAAGCTATTTTAGGAGACAAGTACAATAGTTTTATTGAACAGTTTATTAACAGTATTTCTGGCAATAAACATGAAGGTACCAACAACGGAAGCAACAATCAACCTTCCAGCTTATCTAAAGGTGATATGCAAGTTATGTTAGGTAAATTCATTTATGAAAAGCTCGTTCCCGATCCGTCCTTAAATGCCAACACTAGAACTGCCCTTAAAAGTAAAGCAGATTATGTTGCTATGCAAGGAAGAAATAATCGCTCAGATATTTCTGAAAATGTGACTTTTGATTCTGTTAAAAATACATATACGTCAGCTCAAATTGATCAATTAAAATCATTCTTTAATTCCAATCTAAGTATGATTGATAATCCTACAACACGAGAATTATTGAAGAAAAAGATTGCTTCTCTTGACACTGGCGGCTTCATGAATTGGACCGGTGAAGGTATTGATGGTAAAGGAGGAAAAGCCATTATTGCCCATCCTGATGAAGTTATATTGAACAAAGCCGATACAAAAGGTCTATTTGATTCTATTAATATTATGGAAAAAGTTATGTCGAGTTTATCCCCTTTTCTATCTAAGTTTAATCCTCCTCAAAAAATATCTCCTATCACAAATGAAGAAATTATTCATATTCAATTTGGTGATATTATAGGGGCTAATAAAGAACAGGCTGATACATTTGGTAAAACCATTGTTAATAGAATAAAACGAGAAAAAGGAGGTAGATTTTAATGCACCAATCCCTAAATTTCACATTTGACGGGGTGTCTAGTGAAGACATGGGTGTTGTAATGATTAATGAAGATGGTGGACTTTATAAAGATATTTTTTTACCACAACGTTCCATCAGAGAGAAAAAGATAAACGGAAAAGATAGACCTTATTTTATGGGAGTGGAGAATAATCCGCTCTCTTTTTCTTTATCTTTTTTTATTGAACAATGGGAAGATAGAAACAATTTAAGAGAGATAGCTAGATGGATGTTTACAGACTATTATAAACCATTAATTTTAGAATCTAACCCAAATCGTATTTTTTATGCCATTATCGAGGGCAACAGCAATCTTCTTCATAACGGATGTCAGAATGGGTATGTAACTTTAAATATCAGATGTGACTCACCATATAGCTACTCTCCTCTCATTAGGCATGATTTGACTGTACGAGACAAATATGAAGTGTATTTTTACAACGAGGGAGATATAACTATACGACCTCAACTAAAAATTTCAAAAATTGGTGATGGAGATATATCTATTATTAATCAAGGTAATGGACAAGAATTCAAATTAACTAATCTATATAATAAGGAAGTTATCCTAATTAATTGTGAAAATGAAGAAATTGTTAGTAGTCTACAAAAATCGCATAATAGATATTTACATAACAATCATAATGATATTTGGTTAGATGTTGATAAAAATTCATCCGTAAGTCTTATTTTTAAAGGCAATTTTGACTGCGAATTTTACCTTGAATATAAATATTTAAATGAAGATAGACCATTATACTATTAAAGGAGATAAATAAATGAACATCCTGTCAGTGTATATTGATGATATCTTATCTAAAAAAGAGTTTACACCGAATATGTATCTTTGTAAGCCTGATAAAAGTCGAATTTTTAAATTAAAAGATATTTACGATTTAAAATTAAATCTAAAATTAGGGGCTATTAATGAGCTTTCCTTTTCTATACCTTCTCATATTGAGAGAAATCATTCCTTAATTGAAAATCCGCTTATTACTGAAATTAAGCTTTACTATTTAGTTGAATTTCAATTCAAAGGTTCAAAAGAATATTTTGTAGTAATGAATCAAGGCAAGTCGATGTCAAATGATGAAGAAACTATTACATATAATTTGTTAAGCTCTGGATACCTTTTAAATAATAAGTTAATTAAATTATATGAAGCGACATCATACACATTAAGTCAATTAGTCTTTGATTTTTTAGAAGAGACTGATTGGGGAATTGAACATATTGATGTAGAGTTTGATGTTAATAATTCGAATTCATTAAAGCGATCATACGAAACTGATAACTCAACTGTATTGCAATGTTTATTTGATGTAGCTCAAAAATTTAATGCTATTATTTTTTTTGACACAGTTAATCAAAAAGTTTCATTCTATCAACCAGAAAAAAATGGATTGAACAGAGGATGGAAATTAAAAAAGGGAAAATTTTTAGAGTCATATAATGTAGACATTAACATAGATGAAATTGTCACACGCATGTATTGCTATGGTAATGAAGGTATTGAATTTCGCTCACTCTCCCCTACTGGTTCAAATTTTTTAGAGGATTTTAGTTGGTATATGTATCCTTTCAAATGTGATGATAATTATAATGTTATCCAACATTCTGAATATATGAGTGATGTATTGTGTATTGCTTTATTAAAATACAATAAATTATTGAACCAAAATGCAAATAATTTTAAAGATTTATCAACTTCACTTTCGACTAAAAAAGCAGAATTGATTACATTAAATCAAGAGTTGAGTGTGTATGACACTGAACTGAAGATGCTTCATAATGAATTAGATATTATTAATGCTACTTATTTAGATGAAGCAACTTCTAAATCAGAATGGCAAACAATTATTAATAAAATAAATAATAAAAATGTAGAAATTAATTCTAAAAAGACTCAAATTGACTCTAAAGAAAACGAAATAAAAAAAATAGAAACATCTATTGCAACTTTATACAATTTATTAGATGTAGAAAATAATTTTACAAAAAGTGAACTACTAGAATTAAATAAATACATAATATGCAAAGATTTTTCTGATGACACTATTGTTGAAGAACAAGATTTATTAGATGCTTCAACAAAGTATTTTAAAGTTGTTAATGAACCCGCTATTACAATGTCATTTAAAATCACAAATTTTTTAAACGATCTGGAGTATGTAGGAGATAGAGATAAAATTAATTTAGGAGATACAGTTAAATTAATCTCAAATTCCTTAGATATTAGTATATCCTCTAAAGTTATAGAAATTAGTTATGACTTTGATAATAATGATGTTTCGCTAATTATAGCTAATGATAAAGATTTACAAGATGACAATTCAAAATTAGTTAATATGATTTATTCATCTCACAATACCTCCACTACCGTTAATATGAATAAATACAAACTTGATTTAGCTGTAAATGCAAATAATCTAGTTACTCATATGATTAATTCTAATTTTGATACTGCTAGAAATGTACTACTTGGTGGTACGGCAAATTCAAATACAATGACTGAACGTGGATTTTATAGTAAGGATTTACAAGATGAGAAAGCTTTTCTTGTAATTAATAACGGTATACTAGCTATAACAAAAAACGCAGGTAATTCTGTAGAAGTTGCCATTAATAAAAATGGCGTATTTGCCAATAGGCTGTACGGTAGAATGATATTAGGCAATAAGTTAGTAATTGAAAGCGATAATGGACTTTTTACTATTGATGGAACTACCCAGACTGTATATGATGCCAACGGAGTGAAAAAGATCGAATTAGGAAAATATCAAGAGCCTGACTCCCCTTCTCAATACAAATATGGGCTAAGAATTCATGATGGTGCTTTCGATATTAGGACTACAGACAATCCTAGCCGTGGTGTACAGATTGATGGAAAAGGTATTCGTACTTTTAATAGTAATGGCGTAAGAACATTTAATGTTGAAGCGGCTACTGGATTAGTAGAAATTATAGGAAGCTTATCTATCCGAACATCCACTAGTACAAATAGAGGTGTAGTAATAGATGGTACTGGCATCAAAGGTTATAATGCTTCTGGAGGTTTAACATTCCAAATAAGTAATAATGGTGATGCCTGGTTTGCAGGACGTTTAGAATGGGCTACTGGAAATATTAAGAATGTTGGCGGTACGTTTTCTGGTGATTTAGTAGCAGCAGGTGGTACCTTTACTGGCACATTAAATGGTGTAGATGGGGTATTTACTGGGAGTTTGTCTGCGGCTTCTGGTACATTTCAAGGTTTAGTCACAGGATCATTAAGCGCTGAAACTATGAAAGCTATCAATATTGATACTGACCAAATAACATCTGGATTTATAAGGGCTAATAAAATTCAAGTGGATTCTTTAAGCTCTTTATCCTCAAATATAGGAAATGTAACATCAGGAAGTATTGACATAGATACTGATTTAAAAGTAGGCAATAATATCTATTTAGGTGAAAAATATTATGGTGCAGAAAAACAAATTATTTTTAATAATACAGCTAGAATAGTTTCTACAGGATGGTCTATGAATATATCTGCTCCAGAAGTATATATAGGGTCTGCTGTAACAATAGGCAGTAGCGGATACACAACTAGATTTTTTGGTCATGTAGATTTTAGTGGAGCTACTGTGAGTGGACTATACTAAGGAGGATACATATGAATATCAAAATACGAAATTATGAAATAAACTATTTTGCTGATTTCTTACATGGAGTGAAAATACAAGGTACCAAGCTTTCTAGAATGAGGACAAGAATTGTTAGAGAGCTCGGTACTTATCTTTCAGAAAAGCTAATGCCAGAATTGCAGATTATTATAAATAAATACGCAGAATTGGACGCTAGCGGTAACCCAATTATGACAGATAAAGGTGCTATTAAATGGAAACCAAAATTCTTCGATAAAGCTATGGAAGATATGTCAACATTAGATGAAGAGTTTTATTATCTGGAATGTTCAGAATATATGAAGGATGCAATTATTTCTATCGGAGAATTTATCCTTCATAATGACGAAATTGAATTAGAGGGAAATGCAGCGACATTCTTTGATAATTGGTGTATAGAATTTGAAAAAGCCATTGATTACTATACAAAGAAATAAAATTAGAAAAGGAGTGGTTAAGTGTTTAGTAATAGTTGGATTGTTAAAGCTGATATAAAATTTAAATATTATTCATCAGTACCAACGTTCAGAAGAAAAGACACTGCTATTATCAATTTCCTTATATATGATAATAAAAAAACATATGATATATCTTCATTTTCTAAAGGTGAAGTCACTATCACCTTCCCTCAAGGCGGTTACATAAAACGGCCTTGTCAAAAAGTCAATATAAATGGCGTAGATTATATTCAACACATATTCAATAAGGACGAAATAGTTGAACTTGGAGTATATAAAGTTATTTTATCATTCGAAGATAATACAGGAAGAGTTTCTCTGCAAGAAATTTTAGTAGGCTTCTTTGATACTATAGGAACTTCTGAGTTAGCATACATAGAACTCATACAGGACTTACAAAATCAGTCGGATTATCTCGAAAGCATAGTTAACGACATTATTCAAAAAAATAAAAAAGGCGTTGCTAACGGAATAGCTAAGTTGAACTCTGATGGCAAAATAGACATATCTCATATGCCTTCATTTTTAGAAAATCATACGAAAGATAGTGTTTTTAAGAACTGGGTACACGGTTTATATATTGATGAAAACTTCGTTGCTAAATATAGAACTAAAGATGGCGGTGAAGAATACGTTGGTCATCCAGACTTAAATGATAAACTAAGACTATCTGTTACAACATCAAATGGCATAGCAAATTTAAAATTTTATGGGGGAGGAGCAGTTACTGTAAGAAGTTATATATATGGTGATAAATCCTTACAAGAAGTAAAGGCTGATGGCACATCATTCACTACTGATAGCTTCCCTGTAGATAAAATTGGAGTATGGGCTATTTATTACAAAGATGATGGTGGTAACGAGTATATCTATAAATTCGCTGTAACAACAGAGAATTTGAAAGACCCAGACACTAAGATTACCATTTCTAGTGGTAAAGTGACAGTGCTAAACGATACTCCTATCTTCTTTTCCAAATATGCAAAAGGACATTTTGATATTACTTATTTCCGAAATTCAGGCACACTCTTTACTGACTCATTTCTAGTTACTGAAGCAGGAGAATTTACTATCTATTTAAAATTCGCAGATGGTAGAGAGAAAATTTACTTCTTAACTGTCAGAGAAGAAGACTTAGATCGTGTAAATAACGCGCCCCCAACAATTAACTTTACATTGACTCCAAATAATCAAACTTGGACTAATTCTGATAAAGAGTTGACTATTGTTATAATAGATTCTAATAAAATTACAGATAAGAGGTATTATTTCTGTGCTGATTCAGATACTAGTGCAACGAATAAAACGATTCAAGACTTCCGTACCAACTTAAACTTAGGTACAAAGATGACAACGAACACATATAGTGCTGTCATCAAAGAAAATGGAATCATGTTCGTATATGCTAAGGACGAATTTGGCAATGATGTTATGAAAGATTTATATATCACTTCGATTGATAAAGTAGGAGCCTATGACTGTGAGTATTCTGACTCATTTAATCCCGTTACTAACAAATACGAGATAAATGCTAGAATACTGAGTACTCAGGCAATCAAAGAGATCAAATACCCTCATGGTTCTACGCTAATTGATGAAAGTGATGATTACGTTTTATATGAGATTTCTTCATTAACGAAACATAATATAATAGTTACCGATGTGCTAGGAAATAGTGTTACATTCTCGATAACTCCTAGAGGAAAAATCATAGATGCTTTAGGAGAAAATAACAAATTTGTTGTATTCGAAAACGGTGATGTTTATGTTTCTAGTTACTATTCGAACACAAAAGGTTGGATGGGATTACCGGAAAATGTAAATGTAGTACCGTATAAATTCTACAAAGTTCCTTTCACAGAAAAAATAAAGAGAATGTTCCGAAATGGCACAGGTGGAGCAGCATTATCAGAAACTGGTAACACATATGTATGGGGTCAAGCATGGGACGTAGGATTTGGCTTTAAATATCCTTACGGTACTATCTTATGGCAACCAACCCTATATGAAGATTCTACATATGCAATAGACGCCAACTTTACAAGTTGGAATTACTACTTTAAGAAAAGCGATTCTAAATGGTACGGAGTAGGTGATACTTCTTCCACATTCGGTAATAGTACAGAAGACAAGGTTGTAACTCCTGTGCAGTTAGCAAAAAATCTATCATACACTAGATATGAAGGAACTTCATCTAGGTCATTCTTCTATGGAACAGATGGAAAGCTCTACGCTTGTGGATGGAATGACAATTCTGCTCTAGGTGTACCGTTCTCATATCCATATGTATTTAGCACACCAAAAGAGGCTTCGTTAATTAACGCAAAAGGAACCGTAATAAAGGTAATGGCTCAAGATGATAGTAATTCTTATTTCTACATGACAGATGGTAAGATTTACGGTATAGGTGGAGCATTATTTTGGGGTACTAAAGCAGGAACTATCCAAGCTACTACTGGATACCCAACAAACGATCCTCCTGTTGACTTTATTTACTGGGGACAAGATCAAGCGTTATTGAGTACAAATGGAAATGTGTATGTAAATGGTTCTAACAATGGAACTCTAGGTATAGGAAATAAGAATACAATACCTAGCTCTCAATTTGTAAAGTTGCAAATCGGTAGGAAAGTGAAGAAGATAACATTTGACACGAATGGCTCAGTATTAAGATTGATTACTGAAAAAGGTGAAGTTCTAGAGTCAGACCCAGATACTGGATTACTTAAAGATACAACAGAAGATTATTCGTTCTTAATAAAAGCAACAAAACTATAAAAGGAGGGAGTTTCTTGGCACACAATGAATACCTAATTGATATGGACTTAAAATTCGTACCTAGCATTTCCCCTCCCCGATTCAGGCGTGGAGATACAGCTATACTAAAATTTAGGATACATGATAATGGTATAGCTTTCGACATAACTCAATTTGACAAAGCAGAAGTAACAATAGAGATGCCTAGTAAAGTTAAACTAATTGATTTTGCAAAAAAGGAAAAAATAAACGGTGTAAATTGGATTGTTTTTCAATTTTCCCAAATACATATGGTTGAGGTCGGTATTTATACAATATATCTAACTTTAATAAAAGACACTGATAGGGTCTCCCCTACTCCTATAAAAGTTAGATTTTATGATAATTTATCTCAAGAGGATTTAAGTTTCATTTCAATCATAGATGACCTAAATAAAGAAATTGAGGCATTTCAGTTAAAATTAACGCAAGGTATTAATCTTAGTGAGATTGGTGCTCTAAATGGCATAGCATCTTTAGATAGTAATAAAAAAATTGTAGAAAGTCAGACACCAGACTTCCTGAAAAATCACTTAGCTGCTTATGCTAGAAGTGAAGAAGGTGTTCATGACATTAGAATCACACCTAATGGCGTAGCTATGGTTAAAGATAAAGATGACGCTTGGAATAATGTCATATTCTCTGATAACCCAATAGGAGAAGGTACTCTCCCTACACACACACCTCCCAACATTGTGATAGAAGATGGTATGGTAACTATCGTATATCCAGATGGTGATGTTCCGGTTCTTAAGAAATGGGATCTAGGAGATAGAGCTATACCTTGGTTTCAAAGTAATGGATTCACCTTTACAGGAAATACATTCACAGTAACAGAGGCTGGCACCTATACATTCTATTACAAACTGCAAGATGGTCGAGAGTATGTAGTAGTATTTTCAGTTATGGAATCACAATTGCCAATATCTAAACCAAAGAAACCTATTAAGGATTTAGAACAAGGTTCTATAGTCAATATTAGTGGATATGATTGGCAGGTATTAGAGCCCTCTACTGGAATGCTTTGGTACGCAGATAAAATAAAGACTAGCTATATGCATGGTTATGATGAGGATGTGCCTAGACAAAACAGAACAAGAAATTTTGCAATAGACAAGGCTACTCACCTAGCATATTTGTTGAATGTTAAATTCTATAATGGACTAGAAACTTCGTTCAAAAATGCTTTAAGAAGGATGCAGTGGAAGAATGGAACGGAAGTAGCAGAGGATGGATATACTGTAGATGCTAAGGTGGGTCTATTAACTTTATCAGAATGGTTAAAATATAAGAGTATCTTAAAGTATACAAAGCCTGAAAGTCGTGAAATGTATTCTTATACAATGACGAAAGACTCTAGCGACCCCTTAAATATTTTCGCTTATCCAAATACTAATGAAGACTCTTTGAGACAGTCTCCATTCGACATCTTCCAATATAAAAATGCAGACAGTGTAACTTCAATATCAGATTCTAGGGCAGTAGTGTATGTAGACCCTAACTTTAAAGTAGAATATGATCAAGATACTAGCGAAATCAAAGAACTTATTGAAAACTTTAACGAGGGTGAAGTAGTTAAATTCGCAGGTATCAATTGGATTTTAATAGATAAAGCTAACCGTAAATTGGTTGCAAGAGACCCTGTCGCCATGAAGGCTTTTGATAAATTAGACACCCTATTCCCTATGTTTAATCCTTTTAGAAAAGATAACATCGGATATTGGTTAAATGTCGATTTCTTTAATTCCCTACCAAGCAATGACCGAGTTAACATAGTAACTAAGATTTGGGACACTAGAGAAGATCGCACTAGTAATGTACACCCTTATGCTCCGGATGTGGAAGCTAAAGTAGGTCTTATGTCTAAAAGTGACATAGAAAACAAGAGGGATATTTTGCAACACTTCAAATCATCATCTAATTCTTGGCTAATAACTTATGGCAATGAACATTATGCATCAGCCGCTTTAAGCTTCTCTAATGATAATCAAGATTACTCATATATTGATAATTGGAGAAACGACACTATAATGAATATCAACCCTTCTATTTACCTAACTCCTAATACTCAAGTTGGAAGAGTTTCCTTCTCTGAGGTGGCAGTTAATACATTAGAAACTGGAGCCTATGCTAATGTCGGAGGTTTTGAGTGGGTACATATGGGCAATGGGATATTCGCTATGTCAAAAATACCATTCAAAGGGGACTTTTCTCAAGTAAGTGACATATTACCATTCAACTTAGATTATGGTATCGGTAAAACACTAGCTAACTTTAAGAGAGCTATGTATTTGAGAGATAAAAGTAAACCAAAAACATACCCTTTGAAAGTTGGCACTAATCGAAATCCTATTACAGTGTCCACAGAGTACTTTAGCATGACATATGATATGTGGGTATCTGGATATAAAGAAATCGCTATGAGTAAATTCAGAGACGATGATAGTTATTGGCTTGTAACTAATGAGTCTACCATTTCCGCTTTTTCATATTTGAGAAATAGTACACGTTTAGGGAACAATATGCACTTATCGTCCTATAGAGCTGATATGATTAGTGGTATCAGACCATTTATACAGTTGGATTTAGCAGAGCTAGTAGAAGTAGAGAATAATATAGAAAACACTTTGTTTGCACATATTCCAGACCTTGAGTTAAGAAAGATATTAAATTCTATTTTAGGGAAAGGTAACGATAATTCTTCTAAAATCACAGTTGCAGAGATGTATTCTATAGAAGATTTTGATACCGATAAGTTAGGAAAAATCACAGACTTGACAGGGATAGAATTGCTGATAAACGCTCATAGATTTAGAGCATCCTTCAACCCATTTGTTCCTGGTGAGAAAATACAATTCACAGATGTATCACCTTTAATACAGCTAGGCCGAAGTAAAAACCTTTTAGAGTTTGTAGTTTATGCTGTCGATAATACCGCTGACAATGCTATTCTTAATGAATTAAAAGGTAAATTCCAAACTATTAATGCAGGTTACGTAAGTGATAGAAACAATGACTTCTGGATAGACACTTGGGAATTAATAGGTGTTCTTGCTAAACCACGATTCTTTAGAGATACTGTGGGTTATGCTAGCAATGAAGGAGGATATTCTATTAGATTTTACGCAACAGATAATTCTGCCGATATTGTCAAATGGAAGCCTTTCGATAGTAGTACCTATGTCCCTTATTCCGAAAAGTATAACCCATCAGTAGATAGAATACCTAAAAATATGAAAACAATGTTCGGTGGTATTCCATTTAACTACGATGATTTAACAGTAGAAGGTAAATGGACTTTCGGTTTAGAAAACTCTAACGGACTAAGGTCAGAACTTCATGTGATAGTCAAAGACCATATTGTGTACTATGCATATGATGATGAAGATGCTATCGCTATGGTAAGCTTCCTACATAAAAATGCGGTGCCCCCAGGCCGTTGGGATTTACCTACAAAAATTGACGGTAGAACTTTAAGAGAGTTAGGTAATAATGACAATTTTACATTTGATATGTGGATGAACTTTCCATCTACAGAAGTTCATATTCCTGTTACAGTTGAAAAAATTTACGGCTTTATGCCATTGCAATCGACAGCAATAAAAGTATACGTGTACAATAAAGATTGTGAATTCATGAGACCTCAACATATATTTATCTCTGTTTCAAACACAGGAGTCATTAATTGTTACGGCAGATCTAATTCTACATTAAAAACCATGTTAGAACAAAGATTACCAACAAATAGATATACATATAGTGATTTTTAAAAGAGGGGCATCTCCCCTCTTTTTTTATATAAAAGAAAGGAGATTTAATATGACCCAAGAAGTTAAGCTTAATTTGGATATAGACGGTAAAGTTAAAATTAGCGATTATTCTTTTGCGCAATCAGAGAGGGCTTCATATCTTTTTAGATTAATTAAGAATAACTATCCATTAGACATGAGCCTTTTTAATAGTTTAACTATAGTATTTAGAAATAGTGGGAATGCCTCTCAAGTATTTACTACGACGTTCAATAACAGCAATATAGTAACAGTCAATAACGAGAAATTGGTAAGAGTACAATTACCAGATGAAATGTTAAAGGTAGACACTATTTTTAGCGCTTCACCAACTATCAAGATTACCAATTCAAACAAGATTCTGCCTGCATTTTCTTTAGTTGTCTACAAAAAAGATTCAGCAGAGATGAACTATGTAAGACAAGTAATAGGTCAGCTTAATGAAGCGTACGGATTGTATAGTAATCTGATTAAGAAAGATATATTAGATACTGCTAATGGAGTAGCTATAACAGATTCTAACAATAAAATTTTAGAAGAATACCTTCCACCTTCATATAGTACTCATATTAACACTAATTTAGCTACAGAAATGGTACATGGTTTAGGATTGAATTCTGATGGTAAGATGATATACTACGACCCAGCAGATACTAAGTACAAATTAGTGCAAAACCAATTCAATCCTAATTCACCTACTATACCACCTCTCATCACAGTAATAGATAATGAAGTTACTGTTAACCATGATCCCACAACATTACTATCCTTGCAAAAGTGGGAATATAATGAAATCAATAATATTGAATACTTTCAAAATTATGGTAATTTGTTGGATACTAAAACATTTCTTATAGATAAAGCAGGAAGACATACATTGTATTATAAGATAAGTGATGGTAATGAGTATTTGGTTTATTTTAATATTACTCAAGATATGCCTCAAACACATATACCGGATATTCAAGTATTTGACGGATTGTTAACAATAGAGTTTGAATCTCCTATACCAATAAATATTATTAAGATAGCAGCTGGAGTAAAGGATAAGTCCTATTTCGATGAAAATGGATTTGTAATTATTGATGGGCGTTATCCAATCACTTCAATAGGAAAGTATACTATTTATTGGAAGGAAGATAATGGCCATGATTATATTACTACTATAGATGTTAGTCAAGGGCAGATCCACCCTCATACCCCACCGACTATTTCTGTCAAAGGAGTATTTACTGTTAATGTTGAATACACCTCAGAAGTCGAGGCGCTAGTGTCTTTGAAGAAATGGGAGGAAGGCGATAGAGATACTGATTGGTTTAATGAAAACGGTCATATTCTAAAGGAAAATATATTCTTTGTTAATAATTCTGGCATCAATACTTATTATTATAAATATAGAAATAGGGATTTTGTTACTAACTTCTTCATTGTCCTACCCCCTGATGTTTCCACGAAATTTGGAGTAACAAAGATAGTATTTGATAGTACTCAAAATGACTCTGATTTTGTTATTAAAAAGTGGGATGTCGGTGAAAGAAATGTAGAATATTTTAGAACTGAAGGTAATTCTTTCACAGGGTATGAGTTCAATGTAACAGAAGTAGGAGAACATACATTATATGTAAAAGATATATTAGGTGGCGAACATTTATTTACATTTTTTACAACTCAGAATAACATAGAAACTCCTGTAGTTAGTATTTCTATACTAGATGGTTTAGCCACTGTTACGTATAGCCCGGATTACTATAATGCTACTTTAAAAAAATGGGATGTAGGAAGAAAAAATATTGCGTGGTTTGACAAGAATGGAATTATTATAACAGGCAATTCTTTCACTGTAACGGAAGTAGGAGAACATACATTATATTATGTATTAGAAGATGATTACCAATTCGAATATGTTTTTAATGTGAGGCCCAATCAATTATCAAAAGAAATATCAATTCCTTTTGATATTTGGGGAATAGATAAAAGATTTATCTTTGAGTGGAACCCTGATGATGAAATGCCAGATATAGTAAGTATTTTAAAAGGGATTAAAACAATATCAGATTTCAATAACGGAAGTTTAGGAGCCGTTGTTCAATTATTAGATTCAACCACTAGAACTGTTTATATACCTAGCTCTATAGCCGATGAAGATTATACATTGTATATAAAAATGGCACATGGAGCAGAAGGAGTTATAGTATTTAAAACAACCGTTGACATGATTGAACCACCATCTAAACCGTTGTTGACGATAGACGGAAATACAGGTTTGATAAACATATATGATGTGGCTAAAGAAGATAAGGTGATTGACAATAGATGGACAAGAGGCATCAATACTGTTAATTGGTTTGAAATGGGCAACGGTGACAAATTAAATGGTGATTGGTTTATAGTCGATAACAATGGTAATGTTACTTTATATTATAAATATAAGACCAAAGCATACACTTTCACATATGATATTACTGGTGTTCTTTCTCTTATAGATAACTGTTCAACTGGAGATAGACTATCACTACCTGATGGATCTGAATATATTTTTTTGTCTAACAGATACGTTATGAGGAGAGAAAGTATTGGTATAAGGGCGTTCGATACTGGTACAGGTTCACAATTCAATCCTCAAATTACTACAAATATTGCCTACTGGTTAAATAATACTTTTTACAATACGATTATGGAAGAAGCAGAAAGGGCTGCTGTAGAAGAAAATGTTACTTGGGAGCTAGAAAGAACAAGTACAGCTCCAGCAATAAGATTAAATACAACAATTAGTCTTCCTACTCAGCAGTTAATGGAAAAAAATAATGCCAAGAGTTATATGAATAGCTATGCTATATGGAACTCTGGAGCTACTAGAGCTTGGGCTGCAAGTAAGTCTTATAGCGACAGCAGGCAAGCAACTTATTATGGAAAGACTGGAAGTAGTACTACACCTATCAAGGACCTTACATATCAGTATAATATATTCCCAGTAATGAGGTTTAAATCAGGGACTAGAGTGCTTTTGCAGTAAGAAGATGATGCTCTATTTAAAACTACACTGATATACAAGAAATTACATAGTGAATAAATTTTATAAAGTACATAATTAATTATTTCAATTAGAGTAGGCGTGAGTTCATTCTCCCCTACTCTTTTATTATTTTAATAAAAGTTGGTGATACATTGGAGAATGAAAAAATTGGAGAACGATTAGCAAGTATAGAAACAGAGTTAAAAAATCAAGGTAATAAACTCACTAACTTAGAAAAAGATAAAGAGTTACTTTACCGCTTAACAATTGTATCTGAACAACAGCAAGAAATGAATAAACATCAGCAAATACAATTAAATAAAATGGATAAAACTTTTAATAACATAAATTTAAACCTAACTAAATTGAATTTGTCTCAGGATGAATTACAAAATAATGTAAAAAATATTAGAAACCGTGTTGATGGAATCGAGGAAGATTTAAAAACTGAAACAAGCAAGGGAACAATTTCCTTCAATGAAATTTTATATAAGTATCTTATTTGGTGGATTTTACTGCCAACAGTAGTTATTAGCGCTTGGATATTATTTAAATTAGGTCTCTAAGAAAGGATTTGATCTTTATGAAAATCAATTGGAAAGTTCGCATCCATAATCCTCAATTTTGGATTACAGTCGGATTATCTATTATCACCCCCCTATTTGCCTACTATGGTATTACAGGAGCCGATTTAACCACCTGGTCTAGTGTAAAGACCTTACTCGTCAACGCCGCTTCAAATCCATATGTAATAGCCTTAATGGCTGTAAGTACATATAATGCCGTTTTAGATCCAACTACTGCTAACTTAAGTGATTCATCACACGCTTTAATGTATCAAAAACCGAAACGAGATGATCAATAATGCTAGATTTTATTTGTCCAGTAAAAAATGCAAGATTAACGAGCAAATTTGGGTGGAGAAATATCGGATACGGCAATGAGTGGCATCAAGGTGTCGATCTTGCTTCAACAGGAAAAGTTCCAATTTACGCCAGTGCTGCTGGGGTCATTAGTCGCGCACAGGTGTTAAGTAGCTATGGAAAAGTAGTGATGATTAAACATATCGTTAACGGCAAAACATACGAAACGAATTATGCACATTTAGATTCTTATTGTGTTCGTGTTGGCCAAAGTGTGAAGCAAGGCCAACAAATTGGGATAATGGGTAATAGCGGTAGAGCATTTGGTATACATCTCCATTATGAAATACATAACGGAAAATGGGATAAAGGTCAGCCAAATGCAATAGATCCTATGAAATATATTTCATTAACGAATGAAGCAAATACTAATTTAATTAGCAAAGGAGAGTTGACGATGTCACAATATGCAGAATTACTTAATAAAATCAAAGAACTTGAAGAAACATTAAAAACAAAACAAGCTATTATTCCTTCTAGAAAAGCTGCTAAAATACATAATACTGCATGGGAATGGTTAAGAAATAAAGGGATAACTGATGGCTCTAGTCCTCAAAATTTCTTAACACGCGAACAATTTGCAACGATGCTCAAAAGATACCATGATTCATTAAACAAAAATTAAATTATTCTTACTCCATACATAAATTTCTCTTCCATATAACATAAATTCATTTCCATCTAATAGAACCATGTTACAATAGAAAGGAATTCTGGCAACTAAGGAGATATAGCATGAAGCTCTCGACGATCTTAAATTTCTGTATTCTAGTTTTTTTCACATTATTATTCGTTAATGATTTCTTCCCTGACACAACTATTGCAGCGGTTTTGACTAAAAAAATTATTCTTCTCATATTAGTCGTACTAGTTATCATACAGCTAGCCCAAGATAAAGGTAGATATAAAAGAATGTCTAAAAAGGCCTATATTGGCTTGACTCTGTATACAGTTGGGTTATGGATTGTTTTAACCTTGCTTGGTGGCCAGTCGCAAATCGGTTTATCGTTTACGAGCCCCCTTTTCTATATGATTGTTGTGTTGTTGGGGTTTGATTTACTTCGTATTTCACGCCAAGCCAAACGCGATCAAAATGAGGAAAAGTAAAGCACGGTTAGTGGTATCCGTCACTTTTATGGCTCAATCCGTCACTTTCTGATTTCTATCCGTCAATTTGAGGTTTCTATCCATCTATAACATAAAAAGCATGTCACCGACTGGCATTCCAATGATCTGACCCA